CTGTTTGATTAGAAATTTCTTGTTCTAACACAAAATCTTAATTAGTTAAATTACCCTGTTTAAAGTAAAAGAAATATCCTGTATTAGAACTTGCAAATCCTAATTTATCATTTCTATACAACATGTTAAACGTGCCTGTTGGCGCAGGTGGTAACTCATAAAGATAATCTTCATCTACACTTGTTACAGACACTAATTCAAATTGCATTGCTGTGCCATTAATTGTACTTGTAAAAGGCACTATAGGCAAACTTGTTTGAGGTAATTGTAAACTATATTCAGCAGTAGTAACTCCTAATATATCGCTTATATTACCTGGCTTACCTATTTTCTGTGATGATATTAATGCGGAATTAATAATTGTATTATATTGTTCAAACCAAAACGGATTTGCTGGATCATTCCATAAAATAGGTACGTTACTTAAATTTACACCATTTAAATCAGTAATACTCTGACTTGTTTGTATACTTGTTACCTTAAGTAATCCTTCTGCGCATAGGTTACGTTTTGGCGTATAACTTACTAAGTTTGCTAACTTTACAACGCTGTCACGGCGTTCAGCGGTATCTAAAAAGTTTTCACGGGCATTCAAGTCATTTCTAAACGCTAGACCTTGACCCATGAATGCCATGACATCAAGTAGTGCTATGAACTCACTAGACTCAATGTAATCATTATATGTTTCAGGATAATATACACGCAGGTAATCTATAAAACTCTTACGTAATGTTTCGTAATCGTAACTGCGGAAATCAGCCTCACGAAAGGTTTGGTAGATAGCCTTCCAATCGTTTATGCCAAATAAAGCCGCTTGTCTGGAACTTTTAGCCATAAATTATCTCTGAAACATTATTTATCAATACTTAAAAACCGAGTTTTTAAGATTATTGGACACTAGCAGTATTAGTTAATGCATCAAAAAACACATTAAGAATAAGTGCTTGATTAAATGGGGCTATGGCCAACTGAACTTCTAATAGTATGCCGTGTTCTTTAGGATATCCTTTAACATAATCTAATATTATTCTAGGATCCAAACTTGCTACCCTTCTTATTTCACGTTCAATAGCAAACTGAGTGTCAGGGGTATTAGGTTCGAACACAAAATCCCATAATGTAGTTCCGTATTGAGGTTGTCCTACTTTTTGTCCTTGCTCTATATTAAGTGCATTAATAAAATCCTGTACAACCAACGGGGCATCATTTAAACTATATTTTTTTCCTGTACGTACAGGATTAACTATGCTACCGACCCCTCCATCTATGCCGCCCATAGCGTTGGTTGTTTTAGGTTTATTCGCATTAATTGTACTAAATCCAATATATTGTGGCATAATTTTATTTATGTATTAAGCAGAACCTTTAATTACGGTACGTTTTATTACGGTCACGTTTGTATTATTATTAGAAACAGCATCACTTTCTTGAGTAGAATTTCCATATTCAGCAAGTGCGATAGAAGGATATTTTTCATCTAATTTCTTAAGGGCATCCAAGGCTTTTTGTACCTTAGCGATAGATGCGTCCCATGCTGTTTTGAGACTAATAATTTCAGGATCACCAGGAGGATAATTGTTTTGTGCATCTAGGTATTCGCTTTCTGCAAAACTTGCTTCATCCTCAGCGTCATTTAATTCTTCAGTTAACATATCCTGTTCATCGATATAGGCATTTCTTTCTTCTGTGGCACTATCAACTTCACTAGCCGCTGCCTCATCTATTTCGCCAAACTTAGGAGGAGGAATATCAGGGTCATCCAATGTGCTTGCTACAGAATCGGTCAACTCTGATCTATCTACAGTGTTTAATGCTACAGAAGGCATTTTAACACCTGATCCAGGACTTGCTACTGATCCTAATGCATTTTGCAACTCTGACGCTGCGCCTGCAGGAAGTCCCGAACTTACCAAACTTGACAATCCGCCTGCCTGAGCTTTTGCTTTTGAGAGTAAATCTCCTGCCTTGCCTAATAATTCACCAGCCAATCCTGTTAATGCTCCTGCTTGTGATCCTGTTATTGCACTCTTTAAGTCTCCAATGCCAGGCATATTCGGCATGCCTCCTTTTGCTAAATTTGTAATACTGCCTGCTGCTGCTGCGCCTCCTGGCAAATTACTTAATCCGCTAGCCAAAGAAGATACTGTACCTGAAACTAATCCTGTTGCTTTTGCCTTAGCAGCATCAATTAAACCGTTAGTAGCAGTTGGATTATTTAATAATGAAGTCGGGCTTGCAAAGGCTCCCGGTGACATTGTAGGGCTATTTGCAAATTTTGACAATTGTCCAGTAGCATTACTTAACACACTTGAACCAACTGATGCTAGTCCTTTTGAAGCGTTTACAAGTGAGTCTGCTATGGTACCTGAATTAGGTAAAATGTTTGAACCTAAACCTACATTAGCACCTGTTTGCTGTAACGTTGACTGCGCAGCCTGTGATAAAGAGTTAGTTGTATCAGAAACAGATGCTAAGGCATTGTCTGCTGCTGCTTGTTTTGCAATGGCTGTTAAGTTTTGTGGCTTGCCTGCTTCCATTGGTTTAAAACTTGCTGCTATGGCACTAAATGCGCCTGCTGAAACACCTTTTGCTGTATCAATAACATCTGATAACGACGGAGACTTTGCTAAGGCCTGCACACTATTATTCAAACCACTTAGTGTGCTATCTAAACCCTCGCCTATGCCCGCTCCAAAATTGCCTGCACCAATATCGTCCATTACATTGTCTAGACCAGAAAATGAAGAACTTACACCCAACTTACTTAGTGCGCCGGCATTTACAGCATCTAACGTTTTGGATAAGCCGTTTTTACTAGTTGATAGAACCATGCCTCCTAATTGTGTTGATACCTCTTTGCCTGATATTACACCTGCTGCTTGTAATTGTGTTTGTGCTTGTTGAAAATTATTTGTCATTAATTGTGTTTGTGCCTGCGTATTTGATACAAGCGAAGGTAAATTTTGTGCGCCGCTATAGCCTGTAAACAAATTTTGTCCCATACTTACCTTAACGTTGCCGCTTTGACCTGCTAGTGAGGTTATTAAAGGACCCGACCCAGGTTTTAATGCTCCTGCTACCTGCAACTGGTCTGCTGTTAAGGCGTATTTTCCTACTGCTATTGTTGGGCTATTGCCAGGCACATCGGCAATTGCTGCGCCCTTTTTTACAGCATCTTTTAATGGGCCTTTTCCAGCCTTTTGACTTTGCGCGCCTGCTATTGCTGAAGATACTTTAGAATTAATTGATGTGCTAGTGCCTTTACTTGATGGTACTGTATTTGTAACCGCTGAGCTAGGTTTACCAGACAATGCACTCGCCGCTTTGTTGTTCGTATTTTTGACGCTGTTTGCTGGTGCAGAAGGCAATGCGCTACTAGCACTAATAGTGGTTTTTACATCTACGCCTTGACCTGCATTAGCCCATGGTGTATGCGCAGGCGCTCTGCTAGTGATACTAACCAATTTTGCAGGCGCTGCCAAAAATCCTTTTTGTTTATCAAACAGTGTATCTGTATGTAATGTTTTTTCTATAGCAGGAACTTCTTGTGGTTTAGTGCTTGTTTGCCCACTGTTTAGGTTAACTTTACTTCCATTTACAAACGCTTCAGCAGACGATGCCATACTTGCTTGACCACCTGACTCAACACTATATGCGCCGCCTACCTTAGTAGTATGTTTTCCAGAAGTGAAATTACTATAATTACTACCAACTCTTTGTTTATATTCTTTTTCACTGTTAAGGTGAATATTTTCACCTTGTAAATTTAAATTTTTAGTAGCATGAATATTAACATCATTATCAGCGTGTAAGTTTAAATCTCCTTGAGTACGAATGTTTACTGAGTTTGTAGAGTACAAATCAATAGTACCCTCTTTACCTAACTCTATATAACTTTGACCGTTACTATGTAGTAACATTAATGTTTGACCATCGTCACTCATTAATATTTGATGTCCTAAACTAGTGCGTATTCTTATAAGTTGGTCACGACCAATAATATCACCGTCATCCATTACAATTGTATGACCGCCTCTACGTGCAACAACACGTAATTGTTTAGCGTTATCTGCCTTTAAATTACTAGCAATACTTGTATCGTCGAAACCGCCTTCATATATTGGGCGTCCTGGAGTACTCACACCCCATCCTACTCTACTTGGACTTTCACGTTGACTGCTTGAACCTATAGGTCCTCTTACAGGATCACGTAATATTCCTTGTTGAAACATGATAGCACTGCTGTAACTGTGTACAGGTTTTGGTGCTGTTAAGTATTGGCTACTATCGGCAACATCTTTATTATTTGTGTTAATATTAGTTACAGGTAATCGTTTAGCACCACCATAACTATCTGCTTCACCTTTATTAGGTATAATATTATCTACTGCTCCTATAGCAGGAACCATTTGTAGTGCTTCTGGTTCAGGTACACAACCTATATAAAATCCATAGTTCATGTCACCGTCGACAAATAAACACAATACTGTAGTGCCGATGTCTGGAGGACTCATCCACATACCATAACTGCTGGGATTAGTTTTGTAAGTACCTAAATCTGTATCTCCTGCATCTGGTCTTGTAAATCCAAAAAATGGACTTAAGAATTTTACCGGGCGCCAGTTATCTTTGTTGTCGGGATCTATACCACTGTTATCCACAATATAAACCATTAAGCGGCCAGAACGTGTAGGATCAACATTATCTTTGACTATACCTAGAGCAGGCGTCATGCGTGGATTGGTGCCACCGGCATCTGCCTTACTTCTTTTTAATGCGCCTTTTGGTTTAATTACGTCTTGTGCCATTTATTATCCTCTTCTATCAGGATCATCCTCAGCGAACGGATCATCACTTAACTTATCTTCACCAACATCTGTTTCAAGGTCATCGTCATTACTACCTTGTTTCTCTTGAGTTTGTTTAGCCGTACTATCATCTGAACCTGGTTCACCCATATCAAATGTAGGGCCTACTAATGTTAGTGTTTGTTCAAATTTACCTTGTGAGAATGTACTTTCAACTTCTGTTAGCATCCAAATTACAGCACCCTGTGCCATATCTTTGATATATTGGGGGTAGTTTAAAAACAAAATGGATTCGTTTATATCCATTACACCTGTTTCATTATTATAATCAACTGCTTCTTTAAATGCCACTTCAATATAAACTTGACCACCGCTTGCACTAATAGTATATCCGTCAGTGCCATAAAATTTACTATAGAATTGTGTTAGGGATGTTTGTGCATCTCTCATTAAAAAGTCAGGATCTCCTAAAATTCTTATACGACCATTGCAATAAGCACCGTCATCCTGCAAACTTGTAACCACACTATTTTGTGCTTCTAAACTTATACCTAATCCACCCATCTTACTTGTATTATTTGTTGCACCTGTTCTTACACTTGCGCCGCCGGCTACTGCTGTGCCGGCACTTGTGTCTTTACTTCCGGGCGGTGGTGGATCACTTTTTGTTCCGCTATTACCGGCTGTTGCTTTAGAATTTCCTGTTGCTGAGCCTGATGTGCCTTGTGCGTTAGCATCACTTCCTTGACCTTCTCTTTCTGCACCGGGATTTTCTGTAGTGCCTATAGGTTTAAATTCTTCTTGGGTCATGCCTAAAACAGTGTTAAAATACAAATTATCAAATGTTAATGTATAATCTAGTACTTCACTATTTTGACCTGTAAAATAATAATCATATCTTTTATGTGGACCATAATATTTGGTAGTATCTGGCGCAAATGGAGTTGCTACGCTAGGTATATCATATACAGTAATAACAAATGTTTGTTCATATGCCCAATCTTTAATTTTGTCGTCCCAATAACATGCAGTAATATCGCTATTGATACTAAACCACGCTAGTGGAAAAGGATCTTCTACTGAAGATTGAACATAACCCTTTTTAGTAGGGTCAGGTTGTTTTGCATTAGAATAAACTGTTTGCAAAGATTGTTCCATGTACTGACTTTTTTTAATAATTGTTTCTATCATCTGCACGATAGATTCATCATTGTTAAAAGTAAACATTCTTTCATTTGGGTCAGGTGGTTTATTACTTTTAGCATCAGTAGATTCTGATGTAGTTTTTGCTCCGCTACCTGGCCAGCGCCATTTATCTAAATCTGATTGTGTAACTATACTTGCTAAACCAATTCTTTCATAAGCATCGCCTTGATACATAATGCTGTAAATATTCGGTACTTTAGCATCAGGTGGTTTTTTATTGACTTTATCTTGTTCAAGTTTGTTTAATTTTGTAATTAATCCTTCTGGACCTTGAAGTACATCATCTACTGTTCTTCCCTGAACTTTTACTCCAGTAGGCACACGACCGCGCTTTACACCTAATAAAGATTGAGCATTAATGCCTGTTGCTTCAATATTATAAACTGTGGCTTTGCCGTCTAATTTAAATCTTACATTAGTAAATTGTATATCGTAAAATTGCTCAAACAACGCACCACTGCCTAAAGGATCAATTGGTTCACCGTATAAACTATCTCCAGATTGTACTATTCTACCATCAATATCATAGCCATAAAATCGTATGCCTAAAATATAAATTTGTTTAAATTGGTCACTTAATTCTTTATATGCAGTATTATCGGTATATGCTTTTAAAGCATCTGCTGCTCTTTTTAATTTTGTAAGAAAGCTAAAACCATATGGCTCTGTAATTTGAAAACTTAAAGAGGGTATACAACTAACATCTGTACCAGTGCCTGCACTGCCAATTACAGTATTATATTTGAGATTATCAATATAATAATCAACTTCAAATCCTGGTGCTCGTCTATCAGTGCTGTTGTTAATGCCACCACTTTGCGCTATAATATATGCGCCGGCGCCTGATCCATCTTCATTAATAGTTTGTAATGCTTTAATATTTTGTCTGCCGCTTGCTACGAATTCACTATATGCATCTGGCGTAATCATATACAATGTAAGATTATACGTGTAACTTGCTAACTTACTTAAAGGATTATATAATCTTCTACCCGGTCTATCTGCTCCGCCAAACCCTGCTTTTCCTGGACTAGCAACTGTTCCTGTGGCATTTCCGCGACTTGATACTGAAGTTGCAACTCCGCTGCCTGAAGGTATTACATTTTGATTTTGATTTAATGATGATTTTGCCAGACTATTTAAATCATCGTCTGCAAGGTTAGCGTTCAAAGCCATTGTTAAATACCTAATACTTGTTTAAGTGTATCCAATTTAGGCACATAAAATTCTACGCCAGTCTTAAAATCAAAATAAGGATCAGGCCCTAAACGATTGGGATTTCGTGCAGCAAATACCCACCAAAGCCTACTATCATTGTATAAGTGGAAGGCTAACAAATCTGGACGATATTGATATACTGCCGGTAATACATAAAGTACATCGCTAGGCTGACTTGGTATAGGTCTGTTTACCATAAAGTCTAAAAACTTTTTGTTAAACACTCCCGTATCCTTATAGGGACTAGTTTTTGGATATAAGTTATTTGTAGCCATTACCAGAATCCTGCCGTGCCATTATTTGAACCATTTAAGATAGCGCCATTACCATATTCAGTAACACTAAATCTGTTGCTTACGTCATATCTACTTACTATTGGTATGGCTGAAAAACTAATATTAATTTTAGTTGGTACATACGTTGGATCTTTTGTTCCAGGTGGAACTCTTGAATTAAAGCCTGAGTTTGTAAATGCTGGTTTAGGCAAAACGCCGCCGGGCATTAATCCAGTTGCTTGTATGAGTCCTTGTGCTGTGCTGCCTAAAGATTTCACTGCTCCTTGTGCTAATGTTTGTACTACTTTATCAAACAAACCCAACGTCTTTTTAGGTTTTTGTATATCAGCGGTTTCTGCTCTACTTACACCGGAAGGTAAAGTTATTGCTCCTGCTCTAATATAATCTACGTCTGTAGGTAAATTATATGTAAAATTTGAGATTGCTAAAGGATGTTCGTTAAATTGATACTCACCTAAACCGGTTAGATAACACAATGGTGGAGGAGTACCTGGTTTAGGATACTCATCTTGACCATAAAACATTTTAGTTACTGATCTTAAAAAATGTATGACTGCCAATAGGTAATTTGCCTCTGCCGTATCTTGGGCAGTAAAATCACATGTTATACTAATACTATCAACATTGCTGCTTTCGTATTGAAATATTTTATAGTTAGTATGTACCGGAGCCACACTTTGATAATTTGCAGCGTATGTAACTGTGATATTTGGAGTATATGGGAAAATTATACCGTCTGTTGCAGCCAATGGCGACAACAAAATATTATTAGGATCGTTATAAAGATAGGTTGCACCACGTGCTAATCTAAGGCGAACACGCCAGTCTTTTTGCTGTTCGTAGTTTGTACTATCTTGTAGGGTAGCCTGTTCTCTGGCTTGCTCTGTTGCTGATGGTATTCCCTGTGCCATATAATTCCTTTACAGTTCTATATGTATAAATAGACTGTCTTGTGTATTATTTATCGCCCTAAAAATCACCGTTTTTCTATTGCAGGCTTGACATAATCTGTCAGGTCATGTATCATTTTTACAACACAATAACAAGAGGAACTATGTCTACTGCTAAGAAACCTGTTAACTATCTAAACAATAAAGATATTCTAAAAGAGATACATGCCAGCAAAACTACATATTGCTGCTATAGCCGTCAAGAATATCATCAATATGATCTAATCATTGACATGCCACAGAGCCCATTGGAAAAGTCATTAGATCAACTAATAAGACCCAAAAACATCAAGGCTGCTAGAGAAGCAAGAGCAGCAAGAATTTTAAATCAAACTGGACAAGAAGTTAAATTAAAGGATATACCCGTAACCGATCTTGTATTTCGTGTTATGACTTGGGATCATATTCCAGTAAGCCCAAAGCAACCACGCAAGGTTGTTAAAAAGAAAACAGCAAAAGACATATTAGAATTCGATGACCAAGAAGAAGAAAGTCTATTTGAAGATTTAGAACTTGAAGATACTAAGGACGATGTTGATGACATGGTTCATGTCAAGGTCAACTTCCCACCATTCCAACACTACAAATTAGATGAAAACAATAGTGCAATTTGTGTTGGCAAAAGTCATTGGAAGGGCGGTGTAAAGACTGGTGAGTTTAGTAAGGATCATGGAAAGATTACTGACAAACTAGCCCGCATGTTCATTATGTTGTGTGAAAAGTATGCCATGAAGTTCAACTGGCGTGGTTATACTTACAATGATGAAATGCGTAATAGCGCAATTTTACAGCTAACTTATGTTGGATTACGATTCAATGAAGCCAAGAGTGCTAACCCATTCGCATACTACACAGCCGCTATCACAAATAGTTTCTGCCGCGTGTTGAATACTGAAAAGCGTAATCAAAATATCCGTGACGATATTTTAGAAATGAATGGATTGAACCCGAGTTACACACGCCAAATGCGTGATATGAAATTTGATAGTTATGAAGAATAACCAAAAAACTTTAATAAAATCAATAACTTAGATAAACTATATAGATGTCCAACTTATTTAAGAAGGCAGCGGTCTTTACAGATATACACTTTGGCTTAAAATCAAACAGTCTTGAACACAATCAAGATTGTGCCGATTTCGTTGATTGGTTTATAGAGACTGCTAAGGCAGAAGGTTGCGAGACTTGCTTTTTCTTGGGTGATTACAATCACCATCGTGCAAGTATCAACATACACACTATGCAGTATGGTCTACGTGCTTTAGAAAAACTAAACGACAATTTTGATGTGGTATACTTTATTCCAGGTAACCACGACTTATATTATCGTGACCGTAGAGATATACATAGTGTTGAATGGGCAAAACATCTAAAAAATGTAGTGATTGTAAATGATTGGTTCAGTCAAGATGACGTAACAATTGCGCCATGGTTAGTAGGAGATGAATACAAGAAACTGCTCAAGATCAAATCAACGAAATATTTGTTTTCGCATCTTGAGTTGCCACGCTTCTACATGAACGCAATGGTAGAGATGCCAGATCACGGTGAAATTAATGATGAGCATGTTAAAGGATTTGAACAAGTATACAGCGGGCATTTTCATAAACGTCAAGCAAGAAAGAATATTTGGTATATGGGCAATGCTTTCCCACATAACTATGCAGATGCAGGTGATGACGCACGTGGTATGATGATACTTGAATGGGGAGTTGATCCTATATTCAAATCATGGCCTAAACAACCTGTATTTCGTGTCTATAAACTTAGTGATGTGCTTGAAAATCCAGATGGATTATTATTGCCAAGAAGTAGCGTAAGAGTTCATCTCAATATAGAAATAAGTTATGAAGAGGCAAACTTTATTAAAGAGCAACTTATTCCAAAACATCAACTACGTGAAATGGCATTAATACCTATAAAATTAGATCAACATCAACTTGATCTTGCGCCGGGCGAGTTGAAATTTGAAAGTGTTGATCAAATAATAACAGATCAAATAAGCAACATAGAGAGTCAATTTTACGACCACAAATTACTATTAGAAATATATAGGAATTTGTAAATGCTAACCGACGATAAAAATATAGATTACAATCAATTTATATTTGAAACTAAAGAATATGTATCTGTAGAAATTCCTTGGATAACATGGAATGCATTACACTTAGAAAATAAAAATCAAAGGCACGAACGGTTAGCATATGAAATTAATGCTGTAAAGTTGGGTCAAAGAACTTTAGTTTTAAACTGTTCAAATGAGGTTTGGTCTATAGGTGCATTGTTAAAAAAATTTTTACCTTACATTAGATTTCCTAAAAATCAAATAAAATTAGTATTTGGTACCACTTTAATAGATCCGGTGTTTAAAAATTATATGTGTGAGGTGACTCATACTGGAGCAGCAGATTGGTTAGGATTTTATACAAAACTTAGAAAGCAAGGTATTGCATGGAAAAATGTAGAGATTAATTCACATTTAATCGCTCTCTGTAGAAGACCAAACAGTTTACGTGCTGATATTATAAAAAGTCTTTTGGACTTATATGGAGAAAAAGTAAAAGTAAGTTTTCATACTATTGATGCCAGCCAACAAGAAATTGAAGATTACCAAAAGATGTTTTATCCTAAAAGTATTCCTATTGAATTAGACGACATGAGTTCACATACTTCTGTAATACAATTATCAAATACTTCAAGTGTGATGTACAAAAGTCTAATTCATTTGGTACTAGAGACAGAGCCGCCTGATAATTGGTACGGCATTTTACTTACTGAAAAAAGTTTTAAACCTTTTGCTTATCATCAATTACCTCTATTTTTGGCACCCGCAGGACAGATTAAAAAATTGCGAGACTTAGGGTTTGATATGTTTGATGACATATTTGATGGACATCCCTATGATACTGAAACTTATTATAATTTATATAAACTTAAATTACTAAAAGTTTTAAAAAAATTTATGGATAGTTATCCAACAGTTGATCATGTGCGTTCGTTACGTGGGAGTCTTTTCCCCAGACTAGAGTATAATAACAATTTATTAGAGTCAATTATTATTAAAAATCCGCCTTATCTAAAACATCACTATTTTAGCAGGGATCCATTATAATGAAGTTTTTAGATTTTATAACCGAAAATGATAGTGAGATTGCTTTTAATTTAATGTACTTTTCATTTAACCTTACCGAACAGTTAAAAACAAATGATTTTAATGTCAAAGCAAAGTATATAGTAGATTTTATTTCAAATTACAATATGAACGATAGGACTTTAATATTAAATGGGTCTATGGAACATTCGGCAATAGAAGTTTTGATAAGTTACATTTTAGATAAAGTAGCATATCCGAAAAATAAAATTAAAATTGTACTAAGTGTACCCACTAACAATCCAAAAATTTTAAACTATGACCATGAAATTATTCCGTCAGCAAGTGCAAATATGTTTGATTACTACGGCAAACTTAAAAAAGAGCAGGTTGATTGGGTAAACATACCTATGAGTTCGCACTTAATTGTTTTGGCAAACAACCCTACTACTGAACGTGCTGAAATAATTAAAATGATTTTAAGTATAGCCAAAAATCAAACTAGAGCAAGTTTTGGTATAGATAGAATTACCAATATGAGTTTACAATATTGGAAAAAAATAATGGATCCTTATCCTGTACCTATGGTTATAGACAAAGAAAGTTTTACTGATTATCACGATATAAATTCTTTTTCAATAAAACTATATCAATCATTGGTAAATGTAATACTTGAAAGCCTGCCCCCAAGTAATACATATACAGATTTGAGTGAAAAGTCATATAAACCATTTGCATGGCATCAAATGCCATTGTGGTTTGCTCCGCACAACCAAGTAGATAAGGTGCGTGAGTTGGGCTTTGATACATTTGATGATCTTTTTGATGGGCATACTTATAATAAAGAACCAAATAATCAATTTTACAAATTAAAACTTTTAAAAACTATAAAAAATTTTATTAATGCATATCCTACATTAGATAGTATTACAGAATTGAGACATAAAATGTGGAATAGGTTAGATGCAAATGAAAAACATCTAGCCAAAATAATTGCAAATAATCCTTATTATTTGCAGAGTTAAAATTTATATAATATAATAATCAACTATGATATCTTTAAAGAACATAACACTAAGAAACTTTCTATCGATTGGCGCAGTCACACAGGCTGTGAACTTTGATAGCAAGGAACTCACATTGATTCTTGGTGAGAACCTCGATCTTGGTGGTGACGGTGCTAGAAACGGTACTGGTAAGACTACATTAATACAGGGTTTATCATATGTACTATTTGGTACGCCAATCAATCAAATTCGTAAAGATAATCTAATCAATCGTACCAATGCTAAGGGTATGATGGTTACATTAGAGTTTAGTTGTAACGGTGTTGATTATAAGATTGAACGCGGTCGTAAACCAAATGTATTAAAATTTTATATAAATAATCAGGAAGAAGAATGTGTAAACGATGCTCAAGGTGAAAATAAAGAAACACAAGAGCATATAGAACGTGCAATAGGTATGACACCCGATATGTTTAAACATATTGTGGCACTAAATACTTATAGCGAACCATTTTTAGCCATGAAGGCTAATGATCAGCGTAACATTATTGAACAGTTGCTTGGCATCACATTGTTGAGTGAAAAAGCAGAACTTATAAAAGAGCAAATAAAGAGTACAAAAGACAAAATAACCGAAGAAGAATATAAAAACAAAGCAATAGAAGAAGCAAATAAACGAATACAAGAACAAATTGAAAACTTAAAAAGACGAGCGAAACTTTGGGATGCCAAGCACGATGAAGATTTATTGAAACTCAAAGATGACCTTGAAGAACTACAAAAGTTAGATATTGATAGTGAACTTCAGGGTCATAAAGATTTGGCTTTATATAATCAAAAGAAAAAAGATTTAGCCGACCTAGATAAAGCAATCAATAGAACAGAGAGTGATATAGATCGTGAAGAAAAAGGTCTAAAGAAAGCCGAAAAAGAATTAAAATCATTACAAGATCATAAGTGTCATACTTGTGGTCAAGATATACACGATGATAAACATAATAAACTTTTAAAGGAAAGAGAAAAATTTGTAAAAGCCACCACAGACACACTCGCTACATTGAAAGCAGAGTTGTTAGAACTAACTACGGCAAAAACAGAACTAGGTACTATCGGTAAACAACCAAAATTATACTATGATACAGAGCAAGAAGCCTTTCAACATCGTAGTTTAGTTGATTCATTGATTGTAAAAATTGACGAAAAAGAAAAAGATGAAAATCCATACACCGATCAAATTGGTGAAATGGAAAGTCAAGCACTACAACCAATAAGTTTTGATAAAATAAATGAGTACACAAGATTATCAGACCATCAAAAGTTTTTGTTAGAGTTATTAACAAGTAAAGATAGTTTCGTCCGCAAGAAGATTATCGATCAAAATCTAAGTTATCTCAATGCAAGGCTCACACACTACCTTGATAGAATAGGCTTGCCTCATCAAGTTGTATTCCAAAACGATCTTAATGTTGAGATTACCGAATTAGGTCGTGAACTTGATTTCGATAATCTTTCTCGCGGCGAACGCAATAGATTGATATTAGGTCTATCATTTGCGTTCCGTGATGTATGGGAAAGTCTATATAGCCCAATCAATACATTGTTTATTGATGAATTGATTGACAGCGGTATGGATAGTATCGGTGTTGAAAACAGCATGGCTATTCTCAAAGACATGTCACGTAATAGGAACAAGTCAGTATGGCTTGTAAGTCATCGTGAAGAACTTGCAGGTCGTGTACCTAGCGTACTGAAGGTTGTCAAAGAAAACGGATTCACTACATATAACACTACACATGATTTTGTATGAGTTTAGCATTATGGCATTGGCATATAGAGGTAAGTAGTAAATGTACATTACGCTGTCCGCGATGCGCACGTAGTGAAGTGCCAAAAACTTTAACCAATACAGAATTAAATTTAGATTTTTTTAAAAAGAATTTTACACCAGAGTTTGTAAGTAGGCATGTTGAAAAAATTACCTTTTGCGGCGATGACGGTGATCCTATCTACGCACATGATCTAGTACCCATTATTAGATATCTAAAATCATTTAAAGATATAGCCATAGTAATAGTAACTAACGGCAGTTATAAAAAACAAGATTGGTGGACTAATTTGGCAAAAATATTAACGGAAGTCGATCACGTTCATTTTAGTTTGGATGGCTATGATCAAGCAAGTAATGAGCAGTACCGTATCAATAGTGATTGGGACAGTATTATGCTGGGTATTAATACTTTGAGAAGCAATAGTAGATGCTATATGACTTGGGATGCTATAGGATTTAAGTTTAATGAAAATCACATAGATCGTATGATGAGCATGGCTAAAAATTTAGGTTTTGACCAATTTCAATTAACACGAAGCACAAAATTTGGTAGCAAGTATGATCATTATGGAACCAATGATGCACTTGAGCCTACACGTAAAGATTTAATAAGTAGTACTCACCGTTTTGAAAGACGTATTTGGAATTTATCTAATCGTACTTTACGTGAGCGTTATACAGAAACAAATTTACAATTGTTTAATGATGTTAAAGTTATAGGTGATATTAAACCTATATGCCATATAGGCAATAAAGGATTGTTTATTAATAGCAAAGGTGAATTTTACCCATGTTGTTGGGTAGCAAATAGATATAGCCATAACACTCATTGGTCTGAGTTAGGAAAAAAATATAACTTAAATCTTACAACACTTACAGATGTTGTAAGTGATAAATTTTGGAATAAAAATTTTGTTGAAAATAGTTACGAATGTAGTACAAAATGTTCAGCAAAATACGTAGATAAAAATTACGCCACTGAGTGGTAATCGTATACATATAGTCATGCCTAATCCACAAAAACAAAAGGGAAACAGTTTTGAGCGTGAAGTCGCTATACATCTTAGCAAACTCTACAATGAGAGTTTTATTCGTGCTCCTGGATCCGGTGCGTATGTAGGTGGTAAAAATCAAGTACGCACACAAATACTGCACGAAGGGCAGATTCGTAGTTTTAAAGGTGATATAGTGCCCGGGCAGAGTTTCAGCAAAATGAATGCTGAGTGTAAAAGTTATGCTGATTTTCCATTTCATCAAGTTTTAACTGGAGAATGTAAAATTCTAGAAAGTTGGTTAGATCAAATGATGGATGTAAGCGAGTCAGATGATGTTAATATATTGTTTATGAAATTTAACCGTAAAGGAAAGTTTGTAGCAGTACAAACGTCTATGACTTGGGTTACAGATAATTTTTTATATTTTACTTCTAAAAAACACAAAGACTGGGTTATTATAGAATTTGACCATTTTTTTAAACTCAACAAAGACCTTCTTAAATCATATTGTTCAGGCAAATCAGAGAACAACTCAATTCATACCATTACTACTGAAATAGTTCCTACATTTACAAAATTATAAAATTAGTTGATAGTTTATCTATCCTCCTTGAGCAAGTCTAGTTTACTAGTCACCTGCGGATCTGGAGTAAAGATACTTTTATAGTATCGTATACCGAGAGGGCAATCGACAGGTTTGCGAACCCTCAATGAGCCTATATCTTATTTCGTTTTGCGGATATAGGACATGCGTTATAGTAGATGAGAGTCTACAACTACAGTCCATAAACTTTACAGTATAACCGGTAGCGTATAACATCACAACAGGGTAGTTATACGGGAACAAACGACATGGCTGATGGGCAGGCAAGTCCACAGTTTGGTAGTGCTGAGATAGCACTACCATGGCTTCAAAGCGGCAAATCATTCATATACCAAATAAAAAAATAAGTCCGAGCGAAGCGAGGACTTAGACAAACGAAGTTTGTCTTTAAAAGAATGGCAACTGAGTTTTCTTAGTAATGTCCATATGCTCATCTACTAATTCTGCTAAATGTTTTCTTTCTTGATAAGACATGTTAAGGACATCTTCATAGGTCGCACTGCCTCTCATATACCAAGCCATGGATAATGCGTTCTTTTTTATACCCTGAACCTCAAGTTCCATATTTTCAACTAACTTCTTTATATCTTCAGGGTTAGCCGTCAGAAGTCTTAGCCGAAAAAATCTGATGCGTTGAGAGTATATGGTTGTTGATATTCGTTGCTGCAATTAGTACATTTAATTTCTAAAGGTTTTAATTCAGTACTATTTTTAAGATTTGCATTATGGTCACGAATTGCAATATAAATGCTACCATCGCAGTTATGTAAGAAATCATCAATAAATTCTTTTTCGGTAACTGTGGTGGTTGGAGTTTCTATATAATCTATTGTGTTACTGATTATTTTCATGGTTGCTTCAGTAATATCACGTACAGCGTTTTGTGTTACTTTTGCCTTTTCATCAACATTTTCAATAGTTTCAATATTGGCATATACTTTTTGAATATTAAATTGATCAGTAGCAGCCTGATTCATTTCTTTATAAGTCAGTGGTCTAAACTTTATTTTAAGATCATTGACTGCTAACGGGGTATCATAATCACCCTGCTTCATTTGTGCTAATACATTTAATAAGTTTAACCCAAATCTTTCACTATTTTCGCACTTAGGACAAGTTGTATCAATTTCTAATGTCTCTTGGCCACCTGCTGCTCTAATAGCAATTAATACAGCATCTAGATCGTTAGCATTTAAACGCCATGGGTCTTTAATTGCCGGTACGCAACTTTTAATAAGATCAGTTATTGCTGACCCGTTAAACAATGCGTCAGGAGTCCTTACAGTAATTTCATCTATTGCAGTCATGGGATATACTGGTAATTCCCCTGATTCAGGCATTTCTAATACGCCTGGCTGATATCCTTTACCTGCGCTCGGTAATTTAAAATGAACTGCTGGTCTACGAAAAAACTGCTTTAGTGGATTATTCTCCATATTAATTCCTCTTTAAATATTGGGTATTTTGTAACTATAAATAGTGTTGTATTTATAAAATCCAAAAACCCTGTAAAAAAAGGTAGGTTATGGCAGAACTTGATGTTGATGAATTAAATGATTCGTTAAGACTTTTAACACAAACAGTTAGAGACTTATCTAGCCAATTAGGTGCCTCAACCGCTGCAAGTTTGGGCGCTACAAAAGCCTATAAAGCAAATTATGATGCTACCGGAAGAGCCAATCAAAATATAGATGGATTGGCACGCAGTACCAAGAACCTTACAGAAGCAGAATTAGCAAGATTAGAGGCACAGAAAAAGATTAGACAAGCAGAAATGCACTTGTCTGATGCAACAGACAAAGCAAAAGATTCTCTTGGTAGTTTCGGTAAAGCAATATTAGATACAAATGTTAAGTTAGACAATTACGGCGAAGCGTTAAGCCAAGCAGGTGACGCTGCTTTTGCATTTGGTAAAGCATTTGGACCACTGGGAGCATTGATAGGTGGTGTTGTTAAGGGCTTTACTATGCTCATGGAAGCCAATTTAAAGATAACACAGGGTTATCTTGACGGCAAAGATGCACTTAACAAAATGGGCGGCGCTGGAAGCCATACAGTCGCTTCACTACAAAAAATGGCATTGGAAGCGGACCTTAATGCTGAAACATTAAACAGAATGATTAAACCTATGCAGGGCATGGGTTCAAGCATAATGGCATTAGGTTCTACAGCAGGTGATAGTCAAAAAGAATTTGCAAAATTAATTCAAGCGACAGCAGAAGAACGTAAGCAAATGCAACGTCTTGGTATTAACCAAGAGCAAATGATGCAAGGTACAGCGGACTACTTGCAGTTACAATCAATGTCTGGTCGCAGTCTAAAAGCAGAAAATATTGATAGAGAAAAACTAAGAAAGGCAAGTCAAGAATATCAAGTTAACTTAATGGATTTGGCTGCTTTAACGGGCAAAGATGTTAATGAATTAAAAGAAAAACAAAAAGCAATGATGATGGATCGACAGGTCCAATTGAAAACAATTGCTGATACACTTAAAGAAAAACAACTTAGAGAAGCGGCAGCAAAAGAAACTGACGCAGGAAGAAAAGCAGAGTTACTAGCAAAGGCAGATGCTTTAAAAGCAGAAATAGAAAATAGAAATAAGGCATTCGCAAGTTTAGCAGGCGCACCAGAAGCATTACGTAAAGGTATTCAACAATTAACAACTGGAACAATATCGGGCGCAGACGCACAAAAATTAGCACGTTTGGGTTTACAAAAAGATATTGATGAATTTAACAAAACAATTAAAAATGGTGGCGATCAAGCAAAGGCTGCTGCTAAACTACAAGACGCATATCAAAGAGCGCAAGAAAAAGCAATCACAACAGTAGGCAGATCAGCAGCGATTAATGAAGAAGTTGCCAAAAACTATGCCTTAAACAGTGAAAAAGATTTAGAAACTGCTGGACAAAGAGTTGGGCAAAGTTACGAAAAAGACCTTGAACTACAAAGAAAAAAGAGAGCAGACGCTCAAAAAGAAGGCAAAGACGCTGCTGCTGACGCCGCAGCAAACGCTCAAGAATTAAACATTCAGGCTACAAAAGGATTAGAAAAATTAATATCTGCCTTTAACCCACTAACAGGTGGAATGATTGCCTTAACTGCTGCTGTAGCAGCAGCAACGTTAGCATTATCTGTAATTGCTAAAAAAGGATTATTAGGTGGCGCAGGCGGCGGTTTAGAAGGCGGTATAAAGGGAGTAGCAGGAAAAATATTTGGTGGTGGCGGTGCAGGCCCATCCGTTGCAGGAGCGGGAGCAAAAGCAGCAGGGGCAGGGGCAGGCGGCGCCGGCGCAGTTGTTGAACAGTTAGGTGGTAAGGGCGGTGGAATGTTGGAGGGGGCAGCAAAGGGCCTCACAGCATTTGCTAACCCGCAAGTTGTATTAGGTGCAGCAGGATTAGGAGCAGCAATTACAGCAATTGGCGCCGGCATTGCTGGCGCAACATGGATAATGGGCAAAGCCTTACCTTCACTAGCAGGCGGATTAAAAGCCTTTGAAGAATTGGATGGCAATAAACTTATTGCTACAGGTAAAGGTATATTAGCGTTAGGAGGAGTTGCTGTATTTGGTGCTGGAGGCGCAGCAGCAGGCATCGGCGGCATTATTGGCGGATTAGGAGAAAAATTCGGTAAGGCACTTGGAATGGACGGTCCATTCAAGAAACTTCAAGAATTTAGTAAATTAGATATTGATGCGCCAAAAGTAAAAGCAAATGCAGAAGCATTTATGGCCTTTAATAAGGCTATGGCATCAGGTGGCGCAGCAGGCGCAGTTTCTGGTATAGGAAATTTATTAGGTGGTCTTTCAGAAAAATTAGGTGGCAAATTAAATCTTAAAGGCCCACTTGAAAAAATGAAAGAGTTTGAATCAGTTACGATTGATGCTAAAAAGATTAAGGGTAATGCTGAAGCATTTGGAATCTTTAATGAAGCGATGTCCAAATACAAACCAGCAGCGGGTGGTGGTGGTTTAGGTGCTGGAATAGTCAAGAGCATAAATGAATTTTTTGAAATAAAACCACCGGTAGAGCAAATGAAAGAATTTGCTTCTATTGATTTGGGAGAAGATGGCGCTAAGAGAGTTAAGTCAAACGCACAAGCATTTATATACTTTAGCAAAGCAATGGAATCCTTTAAAGGTTCAGCTGGTGAAGGTATTGGTGCAGGTATTAGTAAAGCAGCAAGTGATTTCTTTGAATTAACTCCACCAACAGAACAAATGCTCGCATTCTCAAAGATTAATTTGGGAGAAGATGGAGTCAAAAAAGTAAAAGCGAACGCAGAGACTTTTGGAGTTTTTGCAGACGCAATGAGCAAATACAAAGGAACCGCAACAGACGGTGTAACAGCAGGAATTAATAAAGCAGTAAGTAGTTTCTTTGAAATTGACCCGCCTACAGAACAAATGCTAGCCTTTTCGCAGATTAACATCGGAGAGGGCGGTGCTAAAAAAGTTAAAGAAAATGCGCAAGCCTTCGTATATTTTAGTAAGGCAATGGAATCTTATAAAGGTTCATCACAACCACTTAGTGGAATAATTGCTGAAACAGCATCTCAATATTTTGAATTGGATCCTCCAACTGATAAAATGGTTGCATTTGCTCAACTTGATATAGGCGGCGAAGCAGGAGTTAAAAGGGTTAAGTCAAATGCTGAAGCATTTGTTATGTTTAGCAATGCTATGTCATCATTCAAAGGCGGTGGAGAGTTAGCCAGCGCCGTAGATAGTATGGTTGGTGGCATTGTTAAGTTTTTTGGCGGTGATGATGTGATAGGCAAGTTTGTTAAGTTTACTAAACTTGACGTAGACCCAACTAAAGCAGAAAAATTGGCTCTTGCCTTTGCAAGATACGCAAAAGGATTACAACTTGCTTCCGGCGGCGGAGGCGGCGGTGGTGGCGGAGGTGGCGGATCATCTGGAGGCGGTGGCGGATCATCAGGCGCTGCATCTTCAGGCGGCGGCGGAGGTGGCGGATCATCCAGTGCACCTACTTCTGGGGGCGGCGGATCATCTGGAGGGTCATCCGGTGGCGGCGGCTTCTTGTCAAAAGCAGCATCATTCTTAGGATTTGGCGGTGGCGGCGACGGTAGCGCAGATGCATCTAAGGATAGTAGTGGGCACTCTGGTCCGGCTTCTGAACTAAAGGGAGGAGGCGGTGGCGGTAAGGGCGGCAACATGTCTGAAAAAGATACTAAAGACATGATTATGAAGCACGAAGGCGTGCGCTATGAACCTTATAAAGATAGTATAGGATTGTGGACTGTAGGTGTCGGACACTTAATTGGCGACGGCAAAAGTTTGCCTGCAAGTTATAGAAGAAAGTTTAGCCATGACGAAGTTATGGCTATGTTTGATAAAGACTTTGACAAGCACAAAAAACAAGCAGAGTCAAATGTTCCAGGATTCAGTAAATTTGATTCTATGGGACAAGCCGCGCTAATTGATTTAACATTTAACATGGGTCCTGGTTGGCCTAAAAAGTTTAAAAACACTTCTAAAAAATTAGGAGAAGGTGATACAGAAGGAGCAGCAGCCGGACTAGAGCAAAGTAAATGGTATCAGCAAGTTAAGAGCAGAGGCCCTACTATTGTCAACATGGTACGAAATAGTAAAGTATCTGCTGAAGATGGCGGTATGGCAAGCGGCCCAAGCACTGGTTATCCTGCCACATTGCACGGAAATGAAATGATTGTCCCACTTGATCCAAATAGTATATTAGCAGAATTAGGTAAAAAGTCTGCATCAATGATGGAAAATGACAGTAAGCAAAAAATGTCAAGCAGCGGTTCAGATGATATGGGTAAAGAATTGATGAGTATGAATCAAGAATTTATGAATATGCTCTCAAGTAAATTGGATAATATGATAGAAAAACTAGCAACAAGTAACCAAACTCAAAGTAAGTTATTAAAGTATAGTCAAGCCTAATTATAAATAATACTAAGAAATATAACCAATGCCATACCTTAAAAAATTCGTAAACAAATCTGGATTTAGCAGCCCAATTAGCGGAAGCAGCAGCAATGCTGGTTCTTGGAACGGTGGTCCAGGAATGAACAATACTCCAACTGGTGGCATGAACGCCGATTGGAGTTATCGTAACTACATGAGTAGGCTTCCAGAAGTCTACACAGGACATCCTAATCGTATTGAACGTTATAATCAATATGAAATGATGGATGTTGATGCTGAAATTAATGCTTGCTTAGACATTATATCAGAATTCAGTACACAGAAAAACGAACAAAATGGTACACCGTTTAGTATTGATTTTAACGAAGATCCTACACCCCATGAAGTTAATATTATTAAACAACAACTTCAGCAATGGTGTAAATTAAATCAATTTGATCAAAGATTATTTAAAATATTCCGTAATACTATTAAGTACGGAGATCAAGTATTTGTACGTGATCCAGAAAACTTTAAGTTATATTGGGTCGATATGGTAAAGGTAATTAAAGTCATCGTCAATGAAAGCGAAGGCAAGTTGCCCGAACAATATGTTATTAAAGACCTTAATATTAATCTACAAAATCTATCAGTAGCACAGAAAACAAATACAGATTTTGCTGCTAATCCAGCAACGGGTTTAGGGGGAACAGGCGGAGGAACAAATACGCCATATACTGTCCCTGCTATGCCATACAATACATCTGGCAGCCGCTTTACACTTGGTCAAAGTGAAATGGCTGTAGATGCGAAACATATAGTTCATTTAAGTTTAACCGAAGGTCTTGACCGCTTTTGGCCTTTTGGACAGTCAATACTAGAAAACATTTTTAAAGTTTATAAACAAAAAGAACTGCTTGAAGATGCTGTACTCATCTATCGTGTACAACGTGCACCAGAACGCAGACTCTTTAAGATTGACGTTGGTAACATGCCAAGTCATATGGCTATGGCATTCGTTGAACGCATTAAAAACGAAATACATCAACGTAGAATTCCATCAGTATATGGTGGTCAATCAATCGTAGATGCTACCTATAATCCACTGTCAATGAATGAAGATTACTTCTTCCCAGTCACCGCAGACGGTCGCGGATCATCAGTAGAAGTTATGCCAGGTGGGCAGAATCTAGGTGAGATTGACGACCTACGTTATTTCAATAACAGATTAGCACGTGGCTTGCGTGTACCAAGTTCATATCTTCCAACAGGTCCAGACGATAGCGACAGACCATTAAGTGACGGGCGTGTTGGTACAGCATTAATACAAGAATATCGCTTTAACCAATATTGCGAGCGTTTACAAAATTACATGTCAATCAAACTTGATGAAGAATTTAAACTATTCTTACGTTGGAGAGGATTTAATATAGACAGCGGTTTATTTCAACTTTCATTTAATCCTCCACAAAACTTTGCCGCCTATCGTCAAAGTGAGATTGATACTGCAAGAGTTGGAACATATCAAACTATGGAAGCGTTCCCATATATGAGTAAGCGTTTTGCAATGGAACGCTTTTTAGGGTTGACAGAAGAAGAAATTACCAAGAACGAAAAATTATGGCGTGAAGAAAACGGTAAAGAAAGCCTTGAACAACCTAAGGGCAATGATTTACGTAGCGTTGGTGTAAGTGCTGCTGATATTCAAGCAGACGAAACTACCGGAGAAGAAATGGAAGCACCACCTGAAGAGGGTGCAGAAGGTGCGGAAGTAGCAGGACCGGTTAGCGCAGCCCCTGCTGGTGGAGCCCCAGCCGCTCCTGCAGCCCCAGCAACTCCAGCAAGCCCGCCGGCTTAAGATAAATATATAATTATGAAACTTTTAGAAATGTTTAATCCACCTGAATACTACAATGGTTATCAGGATATTAACCAAGACAATAGTAAACCAGAATGGAAAACCTCAAGAAAGACCAAACTTACATTAAAACAATTAAGAAAACTACGCAAAATGCTTGATGTTCGTAACTACGAAAAGAAAGAACATCTTAAAAAAGTCCGTGAGCAATACGGTGCAGCCAATAAACCCCAAGAAGCCTCAGCCTAAAATCCCCTAAAACGCAAAAAAATAGCACTTATTGACTAATTTTTTAGACTACGCACTAAATAAATCTACAAAGCCATTTATACCAAGGAGATTTTAAAATGGAAAACAAGAAATACGAACAACTTATTGATTTAATAATCAATGAGCAGGAAGACAAAGCCCGTGAACTATTCCATGAAATAGTTGTTGAAAAGAGTCGTGAAATCTATGAGTCAATTATGGACGAAGAGATGATGGCTGAAGTGGGCGAAGAAGGCGAAGAAATGGTCGGCGAAGTAGGCCAGTTAATGGCCGAAATTGACGCAGAAGAATCAGGCGTCGCAGAAGCCGAAGATGAAGCCGATATTGAATTTGATGACGAAGCCGAAGAAGCAGGCGATGAACTTACACATGACATGGAAGCAGGTCATGATGAAGAAGGTTCAGTAGAAAAGGCTGATCTAGGCGACATCAAAGACAAGCTAGACGATCTCATGGCAGAATTTGAAGCATTAATGAGCGGCGATGACGCCGGCGATGATGAATCAGATGAAGAAGAAATGATGGAAGCCTCTGACGATGAAGAAGCAGTCGAGGAATCAAAAGAAGAAGATATGGATGAAGAAGTAATGGAAGCAGTACAACTTCAGAAAGTATCTGTAACTCACGGTGATAACGGTTCAAACACAAAGAGCCCTGCTCTAACTAAACCAAAAGTTGAAGCAGCCGGAGTAAAACCAGTTAAGTTTTCAGGACACAACGAAACTGTCCCAACTGGTCCAAAGGGTCCATCAAATGAGTATAGCAAGAAAGAAGGAACACTAATCGGTGACGTAGGTAATACTCCTGGTCAAAAGAAGGGGCAGCAGTTAAAGGCAGCACCAAAACCAGTGACTAAAGACGGCGCAGCCGATAAGCACAGCCCAGTTGCTAAGGGCTAATAAAAGGTAACTTGGAGAACAATGGCTTTGTATCTAAGAGAACACCTTACGTTTGATAGAGCAAACATGGTCGTCGAATCTGTCCAAGAACAGAACGGCGACCTTAAGACCCTGTATATGAAGGGCATCTTTATTCAGGGCGGGGTAAAGAACGCAAATGAGCGTGTTTATCCCGTTTCTGAAATTGAGACTGCTGTAGAAACGTTAAACAAGCAAATCTCAGAAGGTTACAGCGTACTGGGTGAAGTCGATCACCCAGATGATTTAAAGATTAACCTAGACCGTGTAAGTCACATGATCCAAAGTATGTGGATGGATGGTGCAAACGGTTTTGGTAAACTAAAAATTCTACCAACTCCAATGGGTCAATTAGTAAAGACTATGTTGGAGAGTGGAGTAAAACTTGGCGTTTCAAGTCGCGGATCAGGTAATGTGAGCGACATGGATGGCAAAGTGAGTGATTTTGAAATAATCACAGTTGATATCGTTGCACAACCAAGCGCACCTAATGCATATCCTAAAGCAATATACGAAAGCCTCATGAATATGAAGCATGGTCATAAAGTTTTAGAAATTGCTAGGGACGCAAGAGGCAACAAAAAGGTACAAAATTACTTGGGAGAGGAAGTAAAACGCCTCATCAAGGAATTGAAAATTAAATAATAGGGGATATGAGCATGTTAGATGCTATCAAACCATTACTTGAAAGTGGCTTAATTAACGAAGATGTCTCAAACGAAATTCAAAAAGTTTGGGAATCAAAGTTAACTGAAGCCAAAGATCAAGTTCGTGCAGAACTCCGCGAGGAATTTGCACAACGTTACGAACATGATCGTAGCGTTATGGTAGAAGCCCTTGACAAGATGATTTCAGAAAATCTTTCAAATGAAATTAACGAATTTCATGAAGAAAAGAAGGCAATGAATCAAGACCGTGTACAGGCAAAGGTCAAAATGCAAGAAAATGCAGCAAAGTTCAATGAGTTTTTGGTTACTAAACTAGCCGAAGAAATTAAAGAACTACGCACTGACCGTAAAATTCAAACGGAAAATCAACAGAAACTTGAAAAGTTTATAGTTCATGCTCTTGCTAAAGAGATTAAAGAATTTGCAACTGACAAGAAGGCTGTTGTTGAAAGCCGTGTTAAATTGGTCGCAGAAGGTCGTGAGAAACTTGAAGCACTTAAGGCAAAATTTATTGCTGAAAGTTCAAAGAGAGTCAGCGCCGCTGTATCATCTCATTTAAAGGGTGAACTATCACAACTTAAAGAAGATATCAAAACAGCCCGTGAAAACAATTTTGGACGTAAATTGTTTGAAGCATTTGCTAGTGAGTATTCAGTAACTTATCTAAATGATAAGGCTGAAGCCCGCAAGTTAATATCAACAATTGAAGCCAAAGAGAAAGCATTGGCTGAAGCTACAGCAAAAGTTGCAGAAGCAACCAAGCTAGTAGAATCAAAGGATCGTGAAGTCCGCATTATTAAAGAATCAACTCAGCGTGAAAAGGCAATGGATGAACTTCTTGCCCCATTAAACAAAGAGAAGGCTGAAGTAATGAAGGCTTTACTTGAAAGTGTCCAAACATCAAAATTGAAAGGCGCTTTCGATAAGTATTTACCAGCAGTTCTTAACACAGGAAGTGCAAAGGCAGGCGCTAAAACTGCCCTAACAGAAAGTGTTATTAAAGAAGTGACTGGTGATAAACAAACTGCCACAATAGAAGTTGAGCAAGATCCAGAAGTTAAAAACAATGTGATCGACCTCAAGCGTCTGGCAGGGCTAAAATAAGACATAGATTAGGAGATAATACAAATGTCAAAGGTACTTTTAGAAAACCGTTGGGACGAAACAAAAGAGGCCCTACTAGAAGGCTTGAAGGGAACTCGTCGTTCAACGATGGGTGTTCTACTTGAGAATACTCGTAAACAGTTACTTGCTGAAAGTTCAGCAGGCACAACAACTGCTGGTAATATCGCAACTTTAAACCGCGTTATTCTTCCAGTAATTCGTCGTGTAATGCCAACTGTTATCGCTAACGAACTAGTCGGCGTACAGCCAATGACTGGTCCAGTTGGTCAAATCCACACATTACGTGTGCGTTATGCTCAGTCATTGACTGACAACTCAGCAGCACAGACTTCTGTTACTGCTGGTGAAGAAGCATTGAGCCCATTCAAAATTGCTCAGGCATATTCACGCGCCCCATCAAGTGCAACAAGCACAAGTTACTATACTGGTAATGACACTGCTGCACTAGAAGGTAATGGTGGTAAGCAGATCAGCGTGCAGATTCTACGTCAGGCTGTTGAAGCCAAATCACGTAAGTTGCAAGCACGTTGGACATTTGAAGCAGCACAAGATGCTCAATCACAACATGGTATTGACGTTGAAGCAGAAATCATGGCAGCACTTGCCCAAGAAATTACTGCTGAAATCGATCAGGAAATCTTGTTGTCATTAGCAACTCTTGCTTCAACTGAGTTCACATACAACCAAGCAACAGTATCAGGTACAGCAACATACGTTGGTGACGAACACGCTGCTCTAGCAGTTCTAATCAACCGCGTGGCAAACTTGATTGCACAGCGCACTCGTCGCGGTGCTGGTAACTGGGCAGTTGTATCACCTGCATCACTAACTGTTCTACAGTCAGCAACTACTTCAGCATTCGCACGTACAACTGAAGGCACATTCGAAGCTCCAACTAACACTAAGTTTGTTGGTACATTGAACGGTGCAATGCGTGTATTCGTCAACTCATATGCTCCAGATACTCAACCAGTATTGGTTGGCTATAAGGGCTCAAGCGAGACTGACGCAGCAGCATTCTACTGCCCATACATCCCATTGATGTCAAGCGGCGTTGTACTAGATCCATCAACATTCGAACCAGTCGTGTCATTTATGACTCGTTATGGTTACATCGAATTAACTAACACTGCAAGCAGCTTCGGCAACGCAGCAGACTACGTTGGTGAGATTGCTGTACAGAACCTAACATTCCAATAATAGTTGGATTTGTTGTTCAAAAGATTGGGCGCTTTATGCGCCCTTTCTTTTTTTATGCGATCCTAATATCAGCATCTACTGTCATATTCATAACTGACTTACGACCTTTCTTTAGTCGTTTTTGATACAATCTGCTACAGTTAGCACATAGCGTTTTTAGATTACTTTCTTTTTTATTTTTCTTATTACCGTCTTTAAAAATTACATCTAGTTGGCATTTATCTTCTGGTTTAAAATTGCAAAATTCACATCTTAATTGCTTGTGTTGTAGATACTTGTGTTTGTCGCTATAAAGAATTTTGCTGCAATCTATGCAATATTTGTGCCATTTTTTATATCCTAGTTTACTAATACCATTAGGTTTAGAAGGTACAATACCGCAATGTTTACAAATTGGTCTTGATTTTTGTTTTGTCAGCATATAGATATTTAGAAAAAAGTTCTAACAGGGTCTTTTTTATGTGCTATAGAAAAATATTATTTGATAAATATTAAAATAGAGGACCTGTCTGTAGATGTCACACGTTGATCCATTTAATTCGTTAGGCGGTTTTAGTGTTGGAATACCGCCTGAATTAGTCATTGATGAAACAGGTAACGTTGTTAATAACGTTAATGCTCCCAATGCCAACGTTACAGCAAATAGAGTTTATTCTAATTCTTATTACTGGGCAAATGGCGTTCCATTTGTACCTAACGCATCAGCAAGCGGTTCAAATACACAAGTTCAATTCAATAACAATGGCAATTTCGGCGCAAGTTCAGCATTTACATTCAATAGCGCCACAAGTTTATTGACTGTAAGCAAGTTACAAATAGGTAATAGTGCTAACCTAGGAAATGTGGCAAATGTTATCATATTAGGTGGTACTAACGGATATTTCTTACAAACTGATGGCACAGGTAATTTAACGTGGGCACCAGGTGGGAATGGCGGCGGCGGTAATGGTAATCCAGGCGGCGCCAATACTCAGGTGCAATTTAATGATGCTGGTTCTTTTGGTGGTGACGCAGGATTCACATATAATAAAACTGATAACACACTAACTGTATCAAATACTATAGCAGCAGGAAATAGCATCACAGGTGTTAACTTAGCAGTAACAGATGCTACTGTATATAATAATGTTGCTGCTACTAATATTATCGCTAGCAATATTACTTTATCAGCAAACGTAACAAACGCCAATTGGATATTTGCAAGTTACTTTGCAGGCAACGGTCATAATTTATTTGGTTTGGTAGGTGCAAATGTTGTAGGACAAGTAGGCTTTGCTAACGTAGCAAATAACGTTGCAGGTGCTAATGTATCAGGACAAGTTAATTTTGCAAACGTAGCAAATAATGTTGCCGGCGCAAACGTTAGCGGTCAAGTAGGTAATTCTCTTGTAGCAGGAACTGTTTATACTAATGCACAACCTAATATTACTAGTGTGGGCAATCTAACTAGTTTAACAGTCATTGGAAATACAACATTAGGTAATCAAGTTACAGCAAATTATTTTATTGGTAATTTATTTGGATTAGCAAATTTAGCAAGAAATGTTACTTTAGCAGCGCAACCAAATATTACAAGTCTTGGTACATTGACTGGATTAACAGTAACAGGCACAGCAACATTAGGCAATACAGTTACAGGAAATTATTTTATTGGTAACTTATATGGCGTAGCCAATAGTGCCACTATCGCTAACACAGCCAATCTTGCAACATTAGCAAATAATGCAACACTAGCAAATGCTGCAAATCTAGCAGGAACTGTAACGGTAAATGCGCAACCAAATATAACAAGTTTAGGAACATTGACCTCTTTAACTGTTAACGGCACAAGTAATTTAGGACCAGCTGGCAATGTGAAAATTACAGGTGGTACAAATGGTTATGTGCTTTCAACTGACGGTACAGGCAACTTAAGTTGGGTTGCAGGTGGCGGAGGTGGCGGCAATGGTACTCCTGCCGGCAGTAATACACAACTGCAATTTAATAACGCAGGCGATTTTGGCGCCAGCCCTAATTTAATTTTTAATTCTGCAACTAACGTATTGTTAGTAACAGGCAATGCTGTTGTTTCAAATGTATTCACAGCAAACACTGTAAATTCAAATACAGTCAATGCAAATAATATTACAATTACTTCAAACCTTACTGTACCAAATATAAACTCAACAACTATTATTGCCTCAACATTGACTGGTAGTTTAAAAACAAATAATCAACCAAACATTAATTATTTAGGAAATTTAGGATGGTTGAATGCCGATACTAATATTGCTGGTGGTAATGGAAATATAACATTTAATGGTAGCCTAACAGGATCAGGTGCAGCAAGTAATATATTCATTACAGGTAATGTTAACGCAGGTAATTACGTTGAAGCAAATTATTTTGTTGGTATTGTTGCTACTAATGCACAACCTTATATTACGAGTTTAGGAAATTTAACTTCTTTAAATGTTGTAGGATTAAGCAATTTAGGCAATGTTGGAAATATTAAAATATTGGGTGGGACCAATGGTTATGTTTTAAGCACAGACGGTGCAGGTAATCTAAGTTGGATAAATCAAGGTGGAGGGAACGCATTACCTGGTGGATCAAATACACAAGTTCAATACAATAGTAATGGTGCGTTTGCCGGCAATTCTAATTTTACATTTAATGATGTAACATCAAATTTAAATGTAAACGGAAATACGAACGTTAATGGCATTGTCAGATCAATAACATACGTATCTACAGTAGCAACAGGTAGTGCACCTTTACAAGTAAACTCTACAACTCCTGTAGCAAATTTGGCTGTAGAAACAGCAGGCACAGTGCGCACAGGAGCGCAACCAAACATTACTAGTGTTGGTACATTAACCTCATTAGCAGTTACAGGAAACACATCTACAGGTAACCTAAGTGTTACAAATACTTTTGTTGCTGGAAATATTACCACTACAGGTATTATAGGAACAACAAACTTAAACGTAACCGGCACTGCCAACTTTAGTAATACAGCAGTAGTAAGTGGATCTGGAACACTTACAGTAAATGGTAATTTTAATAGTGCAGGATCTAGTAATGTCAATTTAGGTAGTATATCAAATATACATATATCAGGCGGTATTAATGGATATGTGCTTGCTACTGACGGTAATGCAAATCTATATTGGACAGCCGGCGGCGGCGGTGGAGGTAACGGCACACCCGGCGGTAGTAATACTCAAATACAGTATAATAATAACGGTGTATTTGCAGGAAGTCCGTTTTTAACATTTAATAACGCTACTAACAATGTAAATATTGCAGGTAATTTAATCGCTAATAGTTTTACTATGGGCGCCGGCATTTACCAGTTCAGCCATTCAAATGTATTTTTTGCCACAACATCAAGCGATAGTGCGGATCAACCTATTTTAAGTATTGATGCAGACGGTGTTGCTGCGGTAGACTATACTATAATTTCTACAGAAAATGCAGGAAATATTAGAAATTTAGTTAAGGTAAGCACAGTTA